AGAGCGAGGTCATGGGCGCTCCGGGGCAGGTTATAAAATTCAGTCCCGAGGCGTGGAAGCATGAGATACCCCTGGAAATACAGAAGTTTATGTCACCGGGAACCGAGGAGCAACATGCCTTGCGGCTTAAGGGCGTCGACTCGCTCGTCGACCGCGCTAATCAGTTGCTGGCCGAACCGGATTATGTAAGTCCAGATCCTGCAGACCCGTTAGAGTTTTTACTACCCCAAGGCTTTCGGGATATGCAAGAGCGGCACGCCACAGATAAAATGCGACGCACTATAGATCAGTTAGAAAAGGACATTATAAGAATCTTCGGCTCCCAGATTTCAAAGGAGCATGAGATACCCTTCGGGTCAGACAGTACCGAGTGGAAACCGTTCCTCGGCGCAGGCGCCAATCATCTTGCAAACCTCTTCCGGTTATACCAGTGGGACCCCACCCCTGCCAACGCCAGGGGACTCCTTGAGACAGTGAGGGACGATTTAGTGAAAGCGCAGCAATTCGCCCTGCAACGCATACCAGAGCCTGAACCGATTAGGAATATCCCTATTGAGGAACTCATCACCACGGGTCTTGAAGGGTCCCCGTATGGGCAATATTTTAAACCCGGCGAGGAGCCAAGGCACCCCATGAACGAGGTAATTGCGAATTATGGGATGCCGAGAATACCGGCGGGGTGGCCGCCTGGGTACGAGGTAAGACGTATGCCGGAGGGTTCATTATCATACACCACCCATGTACTAATAATGCCTGGGGGTGGAGAAGGGCTGCCTGTCTCCATCCCTATACCCAATGAGGACGTGTCAGGAATATCTTTAGAACAGACCAGACTGAATACGTGGCAGGATTATCTAAGGGAAAACCCTGGGGCGTTATCCGTCCCCTCCACGCAGCGCGTAGCGGGCGTGTACGGGCCACCTATTAGGACACGATCGAATTACTACAAATATATAGGTCTTTCACCGGATGCTCGGAGGTGGCGGGAAATCGCAGAGGAACTTGGTGTACCATTCATAGAGACAGGTAAATAATATGCCAGCAAGAAAAGAGAAACCGAGTGACGCCAAGTGGGTGCTAGACCAGCACCATTTTGCGCGTGACCTATACCACGAAGCAATAGACTTCTCTGAAGAAGTAGAGGAGTTGTTTACCGCCAAATGGAACGTGCCGCGTGATGCGGCTGACCAGACTACGGCAGGTGGCAGGGCAACCCAGCTAAAACCGGCCAGAGCAAGGGCGATACTGGAGAAGTTCCTTACCCTGCTGAATGTACGTGCAACCACCAAGGTGCAGGTGATACCGCGAAGCACTGGAGAACAGGAGCAAAAGGCGTGTACGAAGCTGGAGAACTGGCTACTCGGTTACCAGCGCCAGTACATGATGGAGACAAAACAGAACCCGTGGCGCAAGTTCGTCTACTGGTATCTGCTCAGGGGCAGGGGAGTGATCGAAACCCGCTTCGATGTGAACCGTCTGGGGAGCGATTCCATGCCCATCCGCACCATCGTTACGGACCCGAACATGGTATTCAGCGTGTGGGGCGAGAACGGAGTGGGCTGGTACACGAAGGAATACAAGCGTTATGTCTGGGACATTAGCGCGGAATTGAGCGAGCTTTCGGGTAGTAAGAAGCGCAAGATGCCCGAATTACCCGACGACGAGAACCAGAAGGTGCCGGTCGTCGAATACTGGGACAAGGAATGGCACGCTCTGCTTGTGGATGAGCAGCTCGTCTGGGTGAACCGCCACGACTACGGCTTCGTTCCCATTTGCGAGGCACACTGCATGGATACGCCCTTAGCGGATATGCGCTGGGCATACAACTCCGTGCTTGGGCCGATCATGGACAGTCTCAAACAACAGTACGCCGCGGCCTCCAAACTGGCTACAGGCGTAGACCTATTTTATTGGCCCAAGGTGTTGGTGCAGTCTGCAACAGGCCAGGCCGTTATTCTCGACTCTGGTATGCCTGGAGTGGAAACCCATATACCCCCGGATGCTAAGGTGACGGTCATTCAGCCATCACCCAACGCCGCAGTGCTTGCCCAGTTGATGGGCTGGCTCAAGGCAGACGAGCAACTAGGCGGTATTCCTGAGATAGCCTGGGGCGCGGAACCGAGCAGTTTGCAGTCCGGTTTTGCCGTTTCGCAGGTCTTATCACAGATACTGGACAAGATCCACGACAAGAAGACCAACCTCGAACTAGCGATGGGATGGGACTTCTCACATAAATTGCAACTGATTGAGAAGTTTGGCCTGATGGAAGGTGTAAACCTCATGGTTCCAGCAGGAGACGCGGCCAAGGTGTATGGCGCGAGTTCGCGTAAGTCCATGCTGATTGACATCAAGCCCGACGACGTGGACGGACGTAACCACGTTGCCGTGACCATTACGCCTGAACTGCCGCAGGACAGGATGGTGAAGGCACAACTAGCGCAGGCATACCGCGCCCCAGGCGTGGACGGTAAACCGCTGGTGGATGACCAGAGCATCCTGGAGATGCTGGAGTTCGAGCATCCAGACCTGATTAATCAGAGGATTAGAGAACAACTGCTTCCGGCACAGTCTAAGGAAATCGCGCAGACCAGTGTACAGGCAGCGGAGCAGGAATGGCTCACGGAAAACAAAGAAGTGGTAAAATTAGCCGAGAAACGGACTAACCCGGAGAACCTGCCGAGTATGTCCCCAGAACAGATACAGCAACTGGTGGACGTGATGGTGAAGCAGAGAATGGCAGAGATGATGGGGCAAGGCGGCCAACTACCACAGATGATGGCAGCAGCCGAGCAAGGGCCACAACCATTACCGCAGAACGGCGGTGAACCACCCGGCGTAAGGCCGGAAGTGATGCCGACACAGATGGGCATGTCCCCAGAGGACGTAGTACCGGAACTACCAGAATTGGAGCAGTACCAGAATAGACGCGCCGCCTACGGGCGACCACCTAGCTAGGAGAAGAGAAAATGACAAACGGCAGTCCTTATAGGGATCCATACGGAGAAGGTCAAACCTTTGGAGGACAAAGCGACGAAATACAGAGAATGTTTGGGGGCGATCAATCCAAGTGGGAGGCAGCGCGTGCAGGCCAATGGTTTCAGGACATTGGTGGCGCTCAGGAACAGCGCGGTATATTTGAAGAAAAAGACCCATGGCGCGAGAAGTGGGCGCTAGGTAACCAAGGGCTTCCTTCTCTTGAAGAAGAGATGGCGGCAACTGTTCCTCGCGGGACTATGTACGCTCCAGGCGGAGGATACAGCAAGCAGCGTGCGCTAGAAGAACAAAAGGGCATATTTCGCGAGAAGGTTTGGCCGCCGAACAAGCCTTCTGGTGGCGGTGGCGGTGGCGGTGGCGGCGGCCCCGTAGCACCGACTGACCCAAGTGCTAATTCGGCGCTGTGGAGTTCGCCCATGCCTGGCTACATCCAGTTCACACCCGGTGGTGCGGTGTTCCCGATGGTGGACGAGTACGGCAACAAGGTACTCGATCCCGCCTACGTGCAAGCCAGACAGCATCTAATCGAACCCGTTGGTGGGATGGAATGGTCACGTCGCTTCGGCTACGTTGACCCCGCAGCAGGTGACCTGCCCTACATTCCGGATACAGGCGCACTTACTGCTTATGGAATGGGTGGTGGTCAAACACCAGCCGACCTTGCCCGACGTCAACAAGAATGGTACGCAGCCCGCCAAGCGCAATTGCCACATCTAGGTGGCCCACAGGGCTACTACACGCCGTCTGAATTCGACATGGCGAACAAAATGTATATCGAAGAGGAAACGCGACGGCAAGCAGAGCAGCAGCAACAGATAATGGACTACTTGGGTATGGGTGGCGGCACCTTTGGGCAGGGTACATATACTCAAGACTACTATAATCCTGACTACTATAACCCTGACTATTATGGACAACAGTATACTGGTGGCATACCTCCTGCCGAAACATCGACGTATCCAGCAGCGAATATAATCACGGGTGAACCGAGCTTTGCGGGTGACCCGACGCCTTCAGACCCCTTTATTGACTTAGCCGATGCGGGCCTTGGCGCACTAGCGTCATCCGCACCCGCTGGCACCCGTGACCGGCTGCGGTCATGGCTGGCGGGGCTTGGCTACACACCGCAGGGAGTTTTTCGCGAGTATGGCGAGACTAGCTGGCAGAGGCCAGAAGGTCAGG